GCCGGTGCAGCATCACCGTACAGAACTTTGCCGTGGCGATCGCGGCGTAGCGGTTGAAGGCCGTGAGCGTCACGCCGGTATTCGTCTCGCTGCCCGGCGCGCCGGCCCAGATCTGGAGCGTGGCGGAGGAGCCCTTCGCCCAGGCCGCGGTTGTCTTGCAGAGGACGGCGTCGGCATCGTCGCCGGCGCTGGTGACTCTCGCCCCGGCGATCGGCGGGGCCCCGCCTTCGATGGCGCGGGTGGCCCGCAACACCCGGCGGGCTGTCTCGGCATCGAACGCTGTGCCCTTCGATCCGCCGGGCCTCATGAGGGCACCCCGAAGACGCTCGTGAATGCGGTCTCTTTGTAGAACCGGAAGTTGAGCGCGGAGGGGGCCGTGCCGGGGGCGGTGGCCACACCGCTCGAGAGCGCCACGGGCTGCTTCACCGGGCGGGCGTCCTTCCCGAGGATCGTGATCCGGTTGGTTCCGCTCGGGCTGGCCACGCCAGCGGAGTCGGCCCGCTGGTTAAAACCGATGTCCCAGGGGGCCAGATCCCAGGTCTCTTCCTTGAAGCGGAAGTCGAAGGCGACCTCCCAGTATTGAACCGCCGACTGCGTCGATCCGCTCTGGGTCACGACCGTCTTCTTCTGTGCCCCCTTGAAGGAACACTTCCACTTCCGGGCGGTCTCCCCGGACCAGGTGTCGGAGTTGACCTTGTTGGCCACGCTCCGCACCACGACATCCCACGCGGGGGACGCGCTGAGCGGGTAGCACTTCACCAGGGACCACCCAAACTCCTGCCCCTCGCCTTCCTGCCCCTCGAGCGGATCGCCCGCCGAGTTGGCCATGATCACGCCGTCTTTGTCCTTGTAGGCCGGGACGCTGTGGGTACTGCCGAGGGCCGACCATGCCGGGCCGGGGAGCCCCGTCCCGGCTTCGATCGTCTTGCCGGGGGGCGGGACGGTGTAGCGGATCGAGACGACCCACCAGAGGCCCGAATCGTCGCCTGCCCCGGTGTCCCACTCCATGGCCTTGTGGTCGGGCATATCGGGATGGGCGGTCCCGTAGCCGATGCCGGGGGCGGTGACGATCGACACCAGCGATTCCGTCAGCGAGTCCGTCCGAACGTCATAAACCTCAAGGAACTTGTTGGGTTCCCCGACGGCCCCGGACGCGGTGCGCTTCTGCGGTCGCCTGACGGCGGTGACGATGGCCATGCTCAGTACCCCATACTCAGGACTTCCATCTCGTTCCCGGCCATCTCTTCGATGCCGTCAGCCATTCGCTCCTGGGCGGCCAACTGCTGGGCCTGGATGTCGGCACCATCGCCACGCATCAACCTGAACATCTCCGCTATGCCCTCTTTGGAGCGGCTGTCGATCGCGGTCAGGGCGGCGGAGTTGGGGCCGGACGGCTCGACCATGGCGCTGATGGTTTGCTTCTTCGCGACATCGACGGCGGCGGCCGAGTCCCGGGAGGTTGCCCGGAACTCCTGGAAGGCCTTGGTGAGCGGCCCGGCGATCGCCTGCCCCGTCTTCTCCCCGTTGCCGGCCAGGAGGTCGGAGAAGCCCCCCTGGATCGCGGCGACGTTTCGCTCCGCGCCGGCCTGGAGCTCGTCGTTGAAGGCCTTCACCCGGACGGCCACCCCCTCGAGGGCCCCGCCCACTCCGGGGATCATCGACACCACGGAGATAGCCTGCTCGACCAGGCCAGAGAACAGGTAGACCACACCGCGGAGGGCAAACTCGATCCCGTTTCCGGCGATCGTCAAAGCGGTGCCGACCTTGGAGGCGAAGTCGAACACCCCGCCCCACTGCTCACCGACCCCCGACAGGTAGGAGAAGACGCTCCCGAAGTTGGAGATCAGGTAGTCCCCGATCCCGGCGAGGAACTCGGCACCGTCGAGGATGCCGTCCCCGATCCTCTGGCCGATCGTCGCCCCGCCGATGTCGCCCACCAGGGAGGTGAAGGTGTCGGCAATCCCCTGAATCGACGGAGCCAGATAGGCGGTCACCTGGGTCACGATGCCGGTGATGGCAGCTTGGGAGCGGGTAAAGGCGTCGTTCATCGCCTCGACGTCCTTGCCCTGGGCCCCCGTGAGTGACAGCCCGAAGGCCTTCGCCTCGGCCGTTGCTCGAGCAATTTCCCCGGCCCCGGCGGAGAACAGGGGGAGCAACTCCGCGCCGGCCTTGCCGAACAACTTCACCGAGGCGGCCGACTTCTCGGCCTCCGTCGGCAGGCCAGCAATGGCGTCAGTGATCGCGGCGAACCGCTCCGCGGGGCTCTTGTTCTGGAGATCGTCGACAGACAGGCCGATGCCGTCGAAGGCGGCCTGGGCCAGGGCCGAGCCCTGGGAAGCCCGGACGAATGCAATATCGGCCTTGGTCGCGGCTTTCCCGATGGTGTCCATCGAGACCCCGGCGAGGTCACCAGCGTAGGCCAGGCCCGAGAGCTCGCCGTAAGTGAGGCCCAGCCGGGCCGAGAGCTTGCTGGTGTTGTCGATGTTGTCGGCGGTTGCCTGCCCCATGGACACCAGGGAACGGGCCGCGCTCGCGGCGGTTCCCGCGATGTTCAAGAACAGCTGCGTTCCGGCGATGGCGTTCAAGGCCACGACCCCGGAGCGGAGCGATGAAACGTCCGACTTCAGGCCTTTCAGCGAGGTGCTTGCCCGGCTCACGCCAGCGGAAAGGCCGGCGCTCGAGGCGGTGAAGATCGCGCTGACCTTGCCGATGCCTGCCATGTCAGAGTCCCTTCTGTGCCATCTGTGCCGCGAAGGCCGGAACCTTCTTCAACTCCGCGATCATCTCGTCGGTGGTCTGGACCGGGGCCCGGTAGCTCGGCAGGAACTTGGTCTCGAAGTCCGTGTCGACCTTCGCCCCGTTGGATGAAGCCAGCACAGCGGCCAGCTTCCCCGACCGGGCCCAGTCATCGCCAAACGGCTCCAGCGTCCAGTAAGCCATCCACCCTCTGAGAACCCGCAGCGGGATCTGCTTCGCCCACTCGTCGACATCAACCACCCGATGAAGCGCGGCCAGCCGGTAGAGAAACAGTCTCACGGGCTGGCCGCGGATTTTTCCGCCAGTTCCTCCGTCTCCTTGTCGCTCACCGCGAGGAGCTTTGTTCCGATGTCGAAGATGTCCTGGAGCGCGGCGGGCGGGAGCTTGCCGAGCTTGTCGGCATCGTCTGCCCCGAACAGCCGCTCCCCGTTCTCGTCGCACAGGAGGAGGGCCGCCACCAGGCCGCGAACCCCAACGATGTCATTGCCGGCGGCCTTCGCATCCCGGATCCAGATGTCGAACTGGTCGCGGTCATCGGCGGTCGGATCGAGCAGGTAGACATCCTGGCCGATGGCCCTGATGTGGAGCTTCTGGGGCGGCTTGCGGGCCGCGAAGGTAAGGATCGAGTCCGCAGTGGTCAGGGCCATTTCAGTCTTCTCCGGTGAACGTGAACTCGTAGGCGCTTTGGATCAGCCCGCCACGCTCACCGGCGCGGCGGGAAGTTTTGATGGCTGCCGTGCGCGACAGCGAAACCCCGCCGACGGAGAACGCCAGCGTTCCGCGAGTCCCCATGTCGGACTCGACGAACATGGGGTTGCCGAGAACACGGAACGACACGGTTCCGTTCTCGATCGAGGTCCAGTTCAGCTGCCGGACCACCCGGGAATTGATCCCAGTCCCGACGACTGTGGCGGTGGCCGGCGTGAACTCATAGGGCGTGCCCGCGGAGGAGTCGGCATCGAAGCCGACCACCGCGCCGAGGGACACACCGGCAAAGGATGCCGTGAGGCCTTGAGCGTTTGGAAACGGCAACGGTCACCCCCGATCAGCCGGTGACGGTGAACGTGGCGTTGCCGACCACAAACTCCCCGGCGGCCCCACCCTCTTCGAAGTCGTCACAGATGGCGTTGACGCCAGTGATGCCCAACGCGGTGCAGGAAAGAGCGTAGGCAGCGTCGAGGGCGGGAGGGTTCTTGCCCCAGTATTCCATGGTGATGACCTCGCCCGGCTTGAGCGGCTTCACCTGCATCTTCCGCTTGGAGCCGACGGCCTGGGTGCAGTCGGAAACGTCTTCCTTCTCCGAGGCCCGCTTCACCTTGACGTTCTTGGCGCGAAACTCGATCGCGTTGAAAGTGAACGTCAGCCCCTGCATCGTGTCGATTACTGCGGGCGCGACGGGCATGGTTACTCTCTCCAGCGAATGAAGATTTGAAGCTCGATCACGAAGTAACTGGGCAAGTCCTGCCCATCGGTGAGATAGACGGCGGTGCCGTCCCGGTCACTCCTAACGTGAACGTGGTCGATAATGGCCCCCTGCCCCGTGCCGGTGAAGTTCTGGACCGCGCCGACGATCGCGTCGGCCACAGTCCGGGCCGATGTCCAGGTCGCACCGCACACCTCGAGCGCGAACTCCCCATCCGCAAACCCCGTCAGGCCGCTGGTCTGGAGGGGCCGCTCGGTCGATTCCCGGGAGTAGACGACGAAGGGCAGGCCGGCAGACTCCGACACTGCCACCGGCCAGGCCAGAGCCCCGGCGGCGGTCTCGATCGTCGCCTTCAGCCATGCCTCGGGCGAGCTCATTCATCCTCCCCGGCCGGGTCGGCCTCGATCACGCCAGCGGCCAGGAGCTCGGCCAGGAGGGGCGCGTCGACGAAGAGGGAATCCCCGGGGAGGTAGCGGCCCCAGGAGGCGGTGAACTTGACGAGGACGGTTTCCATGATGGATCTCCGGGGGGGTCAGCGGGGTCGGCGGGCAAGTTCTTGGACGGCAAGATCCAGCCGAATGCCCATCTGCATTTCGAGCTCAGACAGGATGCCGGACTTCTTCGCGGCGAGCGTGTCGCGGAGCATGTGCTTAGGGGGCATCGTGCCGGTGGAGCCCTGGCCCTTGCTGAATGTCGATCGGGCCTTGACGCCACCGCGTTTTCCAACGGCTGTCTTCCGGCGGCGCGGCTTGCTGCCGGACTCAACCAAAACGCTGTGGTCGCCCTTCTGGTTTTTCTTTTTGCCCTTTCGGGAAAACCCGACAATGCCGATGGCGGTGCCTCGAAAAGCCTCACCGCTTCCGCGGGAGACCTTGGTGCCGAACTTCACCACGGTCGTGACCGATCGCCGCAGGTTGCCGGTGGCCCCTCGAGGGGTCGCAGACTTGAGGGCTGGCACGAATGGCTTGATCGATTCCCGGATGGCCTTCTTCAGGTACTTCCGAGCCAGCGATCCGGGGAGCTTGGCATAGGCGCGGATCAGGTCATCCAAGTCGCGGTTGCTCTTGTCAGAAAAGAACGCGGAGAAGAACAGGCCGGGGGCGCTCATGTCTTCTTCTCCGAGGCCTGAATGGTCTGCTCCGGGTCGGCGTCATCTCCGACGACCGAGGACACCACCAGGATCCGGCCGAGCCGGCTTTCCCAGATGATCCGGGATGAACCGTCGAGGCCTGGGACCGAGGGGACGACGATCAGGTAGGAGGCCTGCCCGGATGTCTGGCCCTGGTCCTGGGACTCGCTGTAGCCGATCTGCTCGATCGAGCCCCGGCGGCGGGCGATCTTCACCCAGGAGATCGACGACACCTCACCGACGGCGTTCCGCGTCTCGACGGGGCGCTCGAAACGGAATGTGTGCGTCTTGTTGCCGGCGGCGGTGCGGTCGCCCATCAGTAGGCCCCCGTGATCGAGATCGACGCCAGGAGCGTCTCGATGCCCATGGGGAGCTCGTTGGCGATCGTGCCGGTGACCACGCCCTCGCGGTGTTTGAAGCCGTGGGCGACGTAAAGCAGGATCACGGACTCGGCCGCCGGCTCGATCCGGCCGCCCGACGCGGGCCCTGCCCAGTAGGTCACCACGAGCGGGGCGTCATCGTCGAACGTCGGCCAGGCGGTGAACCGGATCACCGCGGGGGTGGAGTCGGAGTCGATGGAGTAGGTGGCTGGATTGACCGCCACCCCGCCCACGGTGATCGCCAGCGGGTGTGTCCCGTCCACCAGGAGCGGCGGGAGCGGAATGCGGAGCTCGTCCCGGTGGTGGTAATGCTGGTGGTAGAGGCCGTGGTGGTGGCCATGGTTGTCGAGGTCACCGACGATGGTGGCCCTGAACTGCCGGGTGGCCAGCGTCGTCCCGAGGCGCTGCTCCACCAGCCGGCGGCCGGTGGAGATCAAGCGCAGCAGGAGAGCGTCGTCGTCGGACTGCTCTGGCAACAGGCCAACCTGCCCCTTCGCTGCCGCCAGCGACACAGGCTCGACCTCAGGCTCGGAGAGTTGCTTCAGGGAGCGGAGCTTCAGCATGGGGCCCCCTGGTCACTTCGTGGCGCGTTGGACATTCTTCGGCTTGGGTGCATCGGCCCTCTCGATGACGGGCTCGACGGCGGGCTCGGGGGCGGCGACGAACGTGGCCAGGCCGCTGTCGACGAGGTGGCGGGCAAGCCCCTCGGGGAACGACACGACGGCACCGGCCCGGTGGTCGCCCCACTCGGAGCGGAACTTGATCGAGAGCGAAGGCATGGACATCGGGAGGCTCCTGAAAGAAAAACGGCCGGGCGAGGTTGGTTCCTCGCCCGGCCGCGGAGAGTCACGGGCGGATGATGGGATGGGATCAGCTGGTGGCCTGGACGATCGCACCGGCGTACTCGGGGCCATGGTTGCTCAGGCCGAACCGACCGTGAGCGAGGAAGACCGTCTGGTTTTCGCGGGCCTTGAGCTCGCGGAGCGGGGTGACCGAGAGCTCCTTCCGCATGGCCAGGGCCGTGGTCATGCGGTAGGCACCGTAGACGGCGAGGACGTTGGCCGGCAGAGCGTCGGTCTTGAACACCGGCACGCCCCACACACTCATCGTCGGAGCGCCACCGCCGACCATCGGCTGGACGAACCGCGTCCCCTCGAGGGCGAGGAGTTGGCCCCAGCCGGCGGCCGAGACGACCCAGGCGAAGTCCCCCATCACCATCGGATCGATGGAGCCGATGACGGCTCCGACGTTGGCCGCGGAGATGTTTCCGCCGACGGCCACGGTCGCCTTGCGGCCAGCCGCGATTCCGGCGTAGAGCCCGGCGATCGAGTTGCCGGCATGGCCTGCCAGCCAGGTCGAATCGTAGAACTTGGCGTAGGCGTTGCCGATGAACTGGGTCACATACGAAGCCACATCGATGGGCGAATCGTCGAGGAGGTTGTTGCTGACATCCACCTCGGCCTTCGCGTCGTAGACGGTCAAGCTGACCTTCGAGGTCGTCGGATCCTGCGCGGTGGGCGCGGTGTTCTCGGCCACGAAGTCGGCAGTCACCGCCCCGAGCTTCGGGACGTCGACCGTCCGGCTGTTGGTTGTGAGCGTGAGCGCGAGTTGCGCCCCGATCGACTGCCGGTTGATGACGTTGACGATCTCGTTATAGAGATCGACCGGGGGATTGAACTCGGGGCCGGCACCGGCAGAGCCGGTCTCGGACAGGGCCCGGGCGTTCACCGTGCCATCACGGAGGCCGCGGAGATACTGGGAGACGCGGAGGAGGCGGGCCTCGTCGGAGTAGACCGTCCGGCCGAAGTTGGTCAGCTGCTGGGCCTGGGCCTGCTCGCCCTCGCCAGAGCCTCGGCGGTCGGCAGCGTTGCTGGCCGCGCGGGTCATCCGGGCGAGACGCGCGTCGGTGGCATTCTCCCGCTCGAGCTCCGCCGACACGGCATCGGCCCGGGCTTCGAGCTCACCGAGGCGGCCGAGATTGTCGGCCTGTTCCTGGTCAGACTCGGGGGCGGCCGATCGGAGGGTCTCGATGTCGGCGTGAATCTTCGACGCTTCGTCCTGGAGCCGGCGGCGGTTGCTCACCACGACACCAGCGACAGCGAAGGCGACCCCGGCTTCCCCGGAGTCGGTCGAGAACCAGCCCACGAGGGCCAGGAGAACAGCGAAGAGGAGGGCGAGCGGGTTCATTCGGGGATCTCCGTGGGACGGTGTGCGGTGTCGATGACTCACGCACGATCACGGAGAAGCCGATGCCGGTGAAGTTTCGGTGGTAACGTACAACCGTCTTACTTCCGGCAGCCGCAGGGGCAGTCCTTCTCACAGGCCATGACGATCCGCCCATCGGGCCGATACTGTCCGTTCGCGCACTTCCCGCCGCACCCACACTTCGCCGGTGCCGGGGGCGGCGTCGGTGCCGTTTCCGGGGCGAGCGAGGCGTAAGCCGCGGCGACGGCCGCGGCGGCGCGTGGCGGCTCGCGGTCGATCTCCTGCGGGTCGGCCGACAGGCTGGCCAACAAGGCGAGGAGGGAGCGGTAGAGGGTCATCGGTGCCTCAAAAACAAGTAGGCGGCAAGTGCCCATCCGACCGTAGCGGCCAATCCCACCCAGCCTGCACGCCGTTCCATTGCGGCAGACCGATCGTTGGCGTCGTACATGACGGCGTACATCGCTCGAGTGGCGGCTGCTGCCCTCTTGGCGGGTGCTCGCCGTTTCTTCAACGCCGACTTCATCACCAGCCCTCCCCGTGGTCAACCACCCGATGCCCCTCGGCATCAACCGCCGGGGCGTGAACGAGCTGCCGGCCGTCGGCCTGCGGTGCGGGCTCAGCGGCCATCGCGGCCCACAAGCCGAGCCGCGCGGCGATCCGGGCCAGCCGGCCGACGGCGGCGAGGACCGGCCGCTGGGGCGTCGGGTTGATCGGTGACGACGGCGAGGAGCCGAGCCACCAGCCGACGGCCAGGGCGACGAGGACGATGGCGATGGTCTTGCGATCGACGATCATGGCGGCCTCACGGGGCGAGGGAATAAACGCTGTGAATTGCGTCGTCCGATTGCGTCGATTTCACAAAAGATGCAATTTTTTGCGAATCGGCTGGAGCGGTTTCGCTGCTGATTTCAGCGGGCTCCGACGCTTCTGCCGGCGCAGGGGCGGGCTCGAACCAGTTGCCGTTGTCGAGCACGCGCCACTTGAAGCCATCGACCCCGCCGATGGCGAAGCAGTCGCCCTGGTCGAGCGCGGCTTGGATGTTCTCGCGGGAGGCCCAGAACGAGCCGTCCGGCTGGTCATCTGGCCAACGTGGCCCCCGGCACCAGCGATCTGACCAGCTGTTTTGAATGAGCCCGCCGTCTCGAGGGGAGCCGTTCTTCTGGTGCCTCACGGCCCAACAGAGCATCGCGTGGCCCCACGACTTTCCTCGAGGGAGGAAGCCGTCGGCGTCACGGATGGGCATCGTGTTGTCGGCCCGGCCGTAGCCGACGTTTGAGCAGAGGACTACCGGAGATCCCCGCTCGATCGACGCGCACAATTCCGCCCAGGTACTGACCTGAGCCACCGACACGGCCTTGTGTTGGTTGGCCTCTCTGGCGAGAGCGATCGGCACACCGTCCCGGCCCCAAGCGATGGATCGCGGGATCGAGTAGGTCGAGAGATCGACATCCCCATAGCGCTCCCGGTAAAGGATGCCGCCGATGGTCGGGTCTTTGCACTTTCCGGAAATCCACCGGGCGGCAGCGCCACCGTAGGAGCCGTCGAGCCCGTTGTTCCTGGCGATCGGCGGGAGTCGCGCGGCCGTTCTCGATCCCCCATAGATCGGCTCGGTCGCAACCTGCGGCGGCGGGCGGGCCATGCGCCCCTCGACGAAGTCCACCGATTGCCCCGTGTACGCCCCGAGGGCGAATGCGAACGAGACACAGGATCCGTGGTCGCCTTGGTCCCAGCACTTCCACGGGAGGCCGTAGAACGACTGGTGAGCCTTCTGAACATGGCGATAGAGGAACGTGTCCACACCCTTCGCCTCGGCCATCGCCTCGCCGGCAGCGGCGGCGAACGTCGGGCGGTCCAGTTCCGAGAGGAACTCTCTTGTTCCTTCCGGGTCAGGGCGGTAGCCGAACCGCGATTCCACCCCGGCGGCGATCCGGTGCGTGGCCCGCTCGACGAGCGCGCCGACGATCGCGGCGAAGACGACGAAGCCAACGGCGCTCCAGGTCCAGACGGTGCGTTGGCGGGCGGTCATCGGGTCGCCTCCGCCGCGGCCAGCCAAGCGGCCACGGATTCCACGGCAGTGAACACCGGCCGATCGAGACGATTGAACTCTTCCACCTCGCCATCGGCACCAGACGAATCGAACTGCCGGTAGGTCGAGCCGTCGGCGTAGTCGTGCGAAGCGCCCAGCCTCAGGCAGGCGTCACACCGCTGGATCACCTCAAGATCAAGAGCGATCCAGTCCTGGTACGGCCGCGGCAGAAACATATGCTGGAAGTGGCTGTAGAGCGGTGCGATCGGCACCACTCCGAGCGAGAGCAGTTGGTCGAACGCTTCCATCTGCGTCCGGACGTTGATGGCGCAATCGCCCTTCGTGTAGGGGCTTGCGATGTAGACCCAAGGCTTTCCGCTCATCGCTGGCCTCCATACCGAAACCAATAGAGCCACGTTCCGGGGCGATTGCCGCGGTCGTATTCACGTTGCTCGTGCGCTTGCCGCGCGGCTCGCTCTCGATCAATGCGAGCCAGTCGCAGCTCCTCGGCTATCCGCTCTTCCGGACTCATGGCTTGCCATCGGCTTTGCTCTTCTTGCAGTCGCACGTACTCCCGCGCTCGCTGATCCTCTGGGCCACAGCCTGGATCCCACGGCGGAACCTGAACGGCAACGCTTGACGCTGTCAGGATCGCCACAAGCAAGACGGCCAATGCGACAGCCTTCATCGTGTTGCCTCCGCCGCTGCGGCCGACACGGCTCGGTACGCCTTCACCCACTTCGCTCGAGCGGCGGCATCAACCGGCCCGCCCTCGGTTCCGGCCTCGGAGTCGAGGAACGTCTTGATTGCATCGCGGACGGCCGGTTGCCGAGCCCCGAGCGACACGCCCCGCGTCCGCAGCTCGCGGGCGGCCCGGCGGAGATCGTCGAACGCTGCCCCGGTCTTCAGCCGCGGCTCGGTCTGCGAGCCGTCCCACTCGATCTGTGAAGCCAGTTCCTCGAGTAGGGCGGCCGTGGTCGTGGCGTCCCGGCTGGCCTCCTCACCGCGGAAGAGTCCCCGAAGATCGAGCCCGACGACCGGCGCGGGGCCGGGGGCGGGGGCGGGGTTGTCGCGATTCCAGAGCAGCGAAAACGCCATGAAGCAAACGGCGATCGTCGCCACGTTCATGGCAAGCGTGACGATCTGGAGCGTGGACAAGCCGCCGGCAGCCGCCGGGGCGGCCGGGGGCACCAGCGGTGCCGGGAGCGGCGACAGCGGCGGCAGCCCCGCCGGGGCGGCCGGGCGGGACCACAGCAGGTAAGCCACCGCGGCGGCGGCGAGGACCAGGGCGGTGGTCATGCGGTCGGCTCCGGGGCAGCGGCGCGGGTGAGGGCGAGGATCTGCTCCAGAGCGCCGCCGGCAGCGGCCAGCACCAGGGCCCGAACCGCCGGCCGGGCCAGGATCCAGAACGGCTGGAGGTAGAGAGGCACCGCAAAACCGGCGACGGTGTCGAACAGGTTGCCGATCACGCCGAGGGCCCAGGCCTTCTTCGCCGGGCCATCGGCCGGGATCTCCTCGAGGCCGGTCACGGCCAGGCGGAGGAGCTCGACGACAAGGGAGCCAAACTCCGCCACGGTCAGACCGTTGGCAGACTTCAGCCGGGCGCTTGCCACGAAGGCCAGACAGGCGGCGGTGAGCTTCTGTTCCGGGTTCATCTCTTCCGTCTCCAGATGTCACGGGCCGGAACCGCCACGCGGGCCGCTGCCCCGCAGGTGCATCGCAGATACTGGACCGCGGAATCCCCGCTCCGCTTCGAGGTGCGGATCTTCATCCGTTCACCACACCGGCAGCGGTGGTCAGAGCCCATTGGCTTTCATCCTCGCGAGGGCGGAAGCCGCTCGGGCCCCGATCAGCGCGTCGAGCCGCTTGCGGTCCATGGCCAGCCGTCGGACCTGGTCGGCCTGGTCGTCGGCCTCACGCTCGACGATC